GTTATTTTATTTACTGGTGGGTTTTTATTATATAATAAATTATAATTTTGTATTATTTTTGTATAAGTAAGTGGTGTTATGTAATAATTTACATTACAAATTGCTCCATAAAGACCATCTGAACTTCCAATATTAATGGAATTTGACTCTGTATTATCTGTGTTTAAACGTTTACTATTTGCGAATGTTCTCTCTAAATTTCCATTGATGAAAATATCAACAGTTTTATTTTCATTGAAATTTAAAACGATATTGTTCCATTTTTGGTTTTGCATACTTATATCATATGGTTTGCCTTCGCCGATTGTGAACCTATATTTATCTTTGATTGGATCGTTTCTTGATGTAATATATTCTATTTTTGGGAAGGAATCGCCATAAGAGAATATATGCGATTTATCTAGTGAATTACTCGGTTGATTTAAATATACCCACATTGATATTGAATAATTTGCTCGTGTTGTTTTTTTAGAACCATCATCTTGCGTGTCGAATGTATTTGTAACTGGCATATCTAAAAAAACTGGTTCGTTTATAATTTGTATACTATCATTCATTAGCTTGGATGAAAATAATTTGGGTAGTGCAATGTATCCAAATACTAGTATAATTTGTAGAACTAATAAAATAAATGTAACGCTAGATGTCAAATTATACTGTTGTTTGAAATATTTGACAAGGTCCTCAAACAAACAAGGAATGTAAACAATCAGATTCAATATAAATCCTAACCAATCTGAAGAATTATTCAGATAGCGCAATATTTGGTTATTTAAAAATGATAATCCAACAATTATGATTGATATTACTAAACTGATTTCAACAATATTAATGAATAATCTGGTTGTAGGGTTGCGAGAAGAACTGTCAAAAAATTTATACCGTTTTAAATAATTTTTATAAAACTCAACAATTATTCCACCTATTAAAAATAATAGAATAAAAGCAATAATAGGACCCTTTATTAACAGACTTGATTTATCCATAAACAACTTATATAGCGATATGGCTACAATTATCATCAATATGGAAATTACAATAGCAAATGATTGTGTTTCGGATATACCAATATCGGACGATACATAAAATAAACTTAACATCATAGCAACTAATAAAACAACTAATACTGTTTGACCGCTATTCATATTAAGACTTGACATAAATGTAGATTCAGACATAATTTACCTAAACGTCTATATATTACTACTATAAATTTTCAATAGCAGTTTTCTTCCCATGACAATCTCTACATAGAGCAATTAGATTGTTAACGTGATTACTTCCACCATTTTCCAAGCGAATTGTATGATCAACCTCAAACCATGCAGGTAGTTGTTTTTTACAATCACCACAATGCCAATTTTGTTGGGCGGCTACAAACTTCTTTTTGGTTTCGCTAACCGACCGTTTTGTAGCAACCTTTGTATCTATTCCTCCTGAATTCATTATACGATTCTCATATTGCTGTGTACGTGGAACATTGAAATCATGTTTTGATGTAAAATCCAAAATAGGTGAGATCATATTTGTGGTGCTCTTATCAATTGGTAAATATTTAAGATACTCATTGGATGCGACCAACATTGTATGTGCCCTCTCTGGATTCTTTCGCATAACCCAACACAACATATATCCAGCAAATGCAACGCCTATCATCTGATAGTATTTCTTCCATGATAATGCAATTTTCATATATTTGCCGTCGGTATGTATATTGGATATTACAAATATTGTTATTATAAATATAACAATCTCAAATCGCATCTCTATATAGTATATGTATATCTAAGATTCCTTCGTCATAATGTATATTACGAGAATACAAGATAATGTAAATGCCGTGTGTATATAATGTTTTTTAATATTTAATGTTTCGCTTAATACGAATGGTTTAGCCTTGTAATACGATTTGTATATATCAATCGATTTCAAAAACGAAATTTCTTCTTTACCAATCGATACATTAACCTTGTTATGTATGAAATGGACCCAGCGTATAAATGATTCACGTGAATCTAAATACGGAGTTACTGGATATTTATCCAACAAATTGCTAAATTTATTGCCAATCTCTGAAACCGGTATGAATAAAGGCATATTTTGTATTAAATCATAATATTTTCGTTTCGTAACTGCATTTGGTGATTCGGGATAGGAATGAGCAATAGTATGTAGAAAAAACCAATAATGTGGTCCCCATACGTCAGGTTCGAAATTCATATACACAAACTATATAGAACAATTGTATTATAAATACGAAGATTGTCGATGAATAAAAATACAAATTGTAACAATTGTGGTAAATCTGGACATATATTTAGTAATTGTAAAATGCCAATTACCAGTTATGGAGTCATTGCATTTCGTAAACCTAAAAACGAAGGTGATATTCAATATTTGATGATTTGTAGAAAAGATACTCTCGGATATATTGATTTTATGCGTGGTAAATATTCAATAAATAATAAAGAATACATAATGAATATGATGAAACAAATGACAAATAATGAGAAACAACAATTATTATCTAAAGATTTTGAAGAGTTATGGAAAAACATATGGGGTAACGGGTTTTATAACAATCGATATAAACTTGAAGAAAGTATATCAAATGATAAATTTAATGCATTGATTGCCGGTGTAACTGTAGAAAATGATTCTTATTCATTGAAAAGTATTATCGATGAATCGCAAAAATACGGTCAATGGACGGAACCTGAATGGGGGTTTCCGAAAGGTCGTCGTAATACTAATGAAACTGATTATGAATGTGCAATTCGTGAATTCTCTGAAGAAACGGGTTTCAGTAAAAATATAATAAAACCTGTTCATAACGTCATTCCATTCGAGGAAATTTTTACAGGTTCTAATTATTTTTCATACAAACATAAATATTTCTTAGTGAATATAGAATATAACAATACATTGAATATACAAAATTATCAACGTTCTGAAGTATCAAAAATGAATTGGTCGTCCATTGATGATTGTCTAGCAAATATACGGGATTACAATTTAGAAAAAAAACGAATTATAACAAACGTTGATACGTCATTAAAACAATTAACTGTATATCAATTGTGATAAAAATGACATATTTATATATATATAATATATATATGCCACCGAATAAGACAAAAAAATATAAAATATGTCCGCTGGAAGTATGCCCAACGGGAGAATGCCCTGAAGATATGAAGTGGCATTTTCATAAACAACACTGTATATATGAAAAATGTCCGACTAAAATATGTCCATCTGGAGAATGTTCAAGGAATACAGATTGGAATGTAGCTACACAAAAATGCAGAATTAAACCATATACGGATTGGACTCCTGTAAAAAATGGCGTACGTTATTTACCAGAAGACTTAAAAAGTATGGTTGGTGAAGAAGCATATAAACGTGACTATGAAGACGAAGCAACGAAACGAGGCGAAACGATTGCTTTAAGACGTATACAAAGAAAAATTAAAATTGGTGAACCGATTATTATCGTAGATCCTATACCTATCATAGAACCCGAAATTAAACCGATTGCCGCACCATTAGTTGTTCGAAAGGCAACAAAGAAGGTATCTATATCCACTAGGTCACCCATTATTGTAAATAAATTTAAAGGAAACATACCGACAATTGAAGAAATTCCAGAAGAACCTGAACCTACGCCACCTAGAGAACCCGAACCTACGCCACCTAGAGAACCGAACCTACGCCACCCAGAGAACCCGAACCTACTCCACCTAGAGAACCCGAACCTATCCCAGAAGATGAAGATGTGATCGAAGAAGAATATGTAGATAATTCTGAACATGAGTATTTATACCCTCATCTAGATGATCCCAACTTCAGTTTGAAAATTGCAAAACGAAAAGAGTTTAATGATTATCAGTATGATGGTTCGGTAACATCTATCGAAGATATACAGGAACAAGCATCTAAATTATGTAGTGCCGATTTCGAATTAATGCCACATCAAACTTTCGTTAAAAATTTCATGTCATTGCAAACACCATATAACAGCTTGTTATTATATCACGGATTAGGGACAGGGAAAACATGTTCTGCGATTGGAGTATCTGAAGAAATGCGTAGATATATGAAACAAATCGGTTTGAAAAAATCAATAATGATAATTGCTTCGCCGAACGTACAAAATAACTTCATGTTACAATTATTCGACGAACGCAAACTTAAATTAGAAGATGGTATATGGAATTTGAATACTTGTGTTGGTAATATGTTATTGAAAGAGATCAACCCAACCGATACAAAAGGTTATGAGAGCGATCGGGAGAACATTACTTATCAAATAAAGTCTATTATACGTCAATATTACGTATTTATGGGATATATACAATTTGCGAATTTTATTAATGAATCGATTGAAATAAAAGGTGAAATATCATATTCAGACAACGAGAGAGAACGCATTAAAAAACAACGCATTAAAAATATTTTCAATAGTCGTTTGATAGTAATTGATGAGGTTCATAATATACGTACTACAAAAATAAACAGCACTCGCAAACCATCGGATTTATTGATGGAAGTAGTTAAATATACAGATAGCATGAAACTACTATTATTATCGGCAACACCTATGTATAACTCATATCAGGAAATCATATGGCTAACTAATTTGATGAATTTGAATGACAAACGTAAAATGTGTAAAATATCAGATATATTTGAACCAGATGGTAATTTCATACCAAATAAAGGTAAGGAACTACTAATTCGGAAGTTAAATGGATACGTTTCATACATAAGAGGAGAGAACCCTTATACATTCCCGTTTCGGGTTTACCCAGATAAGGATGAATCAGCTATATATCCAACAATACAAATGAATGATAAACCGATTGAACCTGGCAAGGAATTGAAATATATTAATGTATTTACAAATGGAATAGGTGAATATCAAGAAAAGGTATATAAAATGTGTATAGAGAACCTGTATAAACGAAGCGAAGATGCAAAGAATGCATTTGAAGATAAGGAATCATTCGGATATTCGATTTTACAAAAGCCATTAGAAGCTTTAAATATTGTGTATCCATCAGACGAATACAATCCAGATGCAACATATACAATCGAAGAGGAAAGCGATCTAATTGTAAATATGATTGGTAAGACTGGATTATCCAATATTATGCAAACCAAACCAAATTTTGAATATAAATCGAATAAATATGGTCGCATATTCAGCCCATCGGAATTGCCAAAATACAGTACAAAAATTGCCAAATTTTGTGAAATAGTTAAACGGTCTGATGGAATTATTCTGATATATTCACAATATATAGACGGTGGTGCTGTGCCAATTGCATTGGCATTAGAAGAAATTGGATTTACTCGTTACAGTTCAGATACAAATGCAAAATCGCTGTTTAATATTGCACCAGTTCCACCAGTTGGATATAATTCAAATATAGCAAATAGTTCACAAGCAAAATACGTGATGATTACAGGCGATTTGACATATTCCCCAAATAATAGTGAAGATATTAAATATTTGAATAGTGAAGAGAACGTCGACGGAAAACTAGTAAAAGTTATAATAATTTCAAAAGCCGCTGGTGAAGGAATTGATTTCAAGAACATCAGACAAGTACACATACTGGAACCATGGTATAATATGAACCGTATAGAACAAATTATCGGTCGTGCAGTACGAAATTTAAGTCACTGTAAATTACCATACGAAAAACGAAATGTTGAAATATTCCTATACTCTACCTTACTTGGAACACAAAAAGAAGCTGCGGATATGTATGTATATCGCCTCGCAGAACAAAAAGCAATTGTTATTGGAAGAGTGACTCGTGTTCTCAAAAATATCGCCGTAGATTGTCTTTTGAATATTGCACAGACCAATTTTACCACTTCTATGTTACAAAAACTTATTAAAAATGTAACCATAAAATTATCTTTATCTAGTGGCGGGACAAAGGAATATGAAATAGGCGACAAACCGCACACAGAAATATGTGATTATATGGATAATTGTGAAATCAAATGTTACCCAAATGAGGTTCTCCCATCCAATGATGAAGTCAAATACGATACATATAGCGAAGAATTCCTAGATGGTAATAACACAATAATAATACAACGTATTCGTAACCTATTTAAGGATAGATATTTTTATACAATCGATGAGATATTTCAGAAAATCAACAAATTTAAAAAATATCCCAAAGAGCAAATATATTCATCGCTTACACGAATGCTAGATAACTCAAACGAATATGTTACTGATAAATATGGACGATTGGGAAATATAATTAATAATAACGACACGTATTTATTTCAACCAGTCGAGATAACCGACTTAAACGCATCTGTATACGAAAGGATCGTTCCAGTTGATTTTAAACATAAAAATATATCTATTGAAATACAAAAAAGAAAACGCATAGCAGACAATAGTAATAATTACAAATTAATTGTTGAGAACCTAACCGATATATTCAATATGGCGTTATCCTCTGGCGACTCGGATGATAATTGGTATTCGGGATTTCATATAATAAAAAATCACCTAATTAAAGAGTATTCATTTACGATAGATCGACTAAAAAAACATTTGGTAAACCACATGATTGATAACATGTTGACTGCTGACAAGATTTTAATATTAAATACAATGTACACGAGTGACATAAATGGTACCAGTAGTGAATCGGAAATAGAGAAACTTATACGGAACTATTTCGATGATAATATAATAACAGCTGGAAATGGTAATATAGGGATTAGTTTAACAACGGATAATAAGACTACCCGAATCTACCATCCATCGGATAGCGGATGGATTGAAGCACAATATGTAGAAACAGCAAATATAATACGTTCAACAGAATATAGGATAAAATACGTATTTCAAAAACAAAAATTAAACGACGTTATTGGCTTCACCGCATGGTTTGAAAAAGGAACACGCAGACGAGAATATGTATTTAAAACCAAATATCAGAATGCAGAACGAAATAAACTCGGACGAGTAACATGTAGTGCATTGGCAGAATATACACGCCCTATATTAAATTCGCTTGTTGGAGAACCTAACAAATATAATGCAAGTAGTCTTAAGGAATATAAGATAAATACTACAACGAAAGTGTGTATTCTCATTGAAGTTCTGATGCGAGAATTTAACGATAGTAAGAGTGAAAAAATATGGTATATAAATAATGAACGTGTTCTGATTAACAGAATTTATGAGATGCAAGCGTAAAATTGATTTCTTATTATAATATACATATAACAAGATATAAAATGGCACAATTAAATAACGAAAAAATATATGGGGTCTATATTAAGTCAATTCTCAACAAGAAAGTTGTATTATCCATCACTGAGATAGGAAGCAATACGAAGAAAATTCTCGAAGAAAAAATTACATATGGTGTAGAAGGAAAGTGTATAGCAGAGGGATTTATACGACCAGGTTCGGTTAGAGTTATTAGTTATTCATCACCCATTATACACGGAGATGATGTCGAATTCCATGCAGTATTTGAATGTATGATATGTCATCCCGTAGAAGGTATGAAAATAGAATGTGTAAGTAAAACGATAACCAAAGCAGGTATTCACGCAGAGGTTGTGGATATGAACGAGGTTGTTCCAGTCGTAGTATTTATCGCACGCGATCATCACAACACAGACAAATATTTCAACACAGTGAAGGAGAACATGGATATTGTCATTAAGGTTATCGGTGTTAGATACGAGTTAAATGACCCATATATATGTGTAATTGGGCAATTGATAGAGAAAACGATAATCCAGGTTAAAAAACCGAGAATAAAAGTAGGAGGAGAAAGTGATTTATTAATATAATAAAAATATTTAGATATAACATTTATTAATATATAATAATGGAATTCGATTTAGAAACGATTAAACGCAAGGTCGAATCACTCGCTAAAATTAATCAGATAGATATATTGCGTATTCTCAAGAATAGTTCAGGAATTAAAATAAATGAAAACAAAAGTGGTGTTTTCGTGAATTTATCTTTTTTACCGAAACAGACAATAGATGAGATTATTCAATATATTCAATATATTCAGGAACAGGAAACAGCATTACAATTGATCGAATCACAAAAAAATGCTTTTAAAAATGAGTTTTTTAAAGAAGAAACGATAAATTATTCTGACCGATAATAAACAAAATTGACATATTTGATATTTTTTATTGAATATAGTGACTTGAGTAGTTTACAAGCATTGATAAATCTGTTATTTCCGAACATCCAGTTAAATCCAAAGTATGAACATTGCCAAGCATTGATACATCAGTTATTCCACTACAATATGATAAATCCAAAGTATGAACATTGCCAAGCATTGATACATCAGTTATTTCCGAACATCTTGTTAAATCCAAAGTATGAACATTTCCAAGCATTGATACATCAGTTATTCCACTACAATATGATAATTTCAAAGTATCTACGTTTCCAAGCATTGATACATTAGTTATTTGTTTACAATATGATAAATTCAAGGTATGGACGTTTCCAAGCATTGATACATCTGTTATTTGTTTACAATATGATAAATTCAAAGTATCTACGTTTCCGAGCATTGATACATCAGTTATTCCTGTACAACCTGCTAATTTCAAAATACTCGCGTTTCCTAACATTGACACATTTGTTATTAGTCCACACCAACTTAAATCCAAAGTATGAACATTTTCAAGCATTGATACGTCCGTTATTTCTGAACATCCATTTAAATTCAAAGAATAAACGTTTCCAAGCATCGATACATCTTTTATTCTTATACAACTATATAAATCCAAAGTATGCACGTTCCCAAGCATTGATACATCCGTTAGTCCTCTAAAACATGATATTTTCAAATTACGAACTTTTCCAAGCATTGAAATATCGATTATTCCGATGCAACTAGATAATTTCAGAGTATAGACGTTTCCAAGCATCGACACATCTATTATTTCCGAACAACAACATAAATTCAAGTCATGGACGTTTCCGAGCATTGATACATCAGTTATTCCTTCACACCAACTTAAATCCAAAATATGAACATTTCCAAGCATTGATACATCTGTTATTTGTTTACATGACGATAAATTCAAAGTATACACGTTTCCAAGCATCGATACATCTGTGATTTTTTTACATCCCACCAAATCCAAAGTATACACGTTTCCAAGCATTGATACGCATGTTATTCCTTTACACCAAGATAAATTTAAAGTATGGACGTTTCCAAGTATCGATACATCAGTTATTCCATAACAATATGATAAATTCAAAGTACCAACGTTTCCAAGCATTGATACATCAGTTATTTTGTCACAACCCGCTAGATTCAAGGTACGGATATTTCCCAACATAGATACATCAGTTATTCCTTCACACCAACTTAAATTCAAACTATGTATGTTTTTTAGCATTGATACATTTGTCAATCCTTTACATTTTGATAAATGCAATGATAATTGTCTATTTGGATATTCTATTTGTGATAATATTTCATTTCGGAATGATTCACCATTCTTATCGTCTGATGCAAATAATTTCGAACTTTCTTTATTTAGATTTAAATATTGATATTTATATCGAGAACATTTCATTTTTTTTGATGTTGTTAGTAATGATCTAAAATCATTTCCAGATAAAAATCTTCCGACCTCATATATCATATCTTCTGGTAGTGAATTCATTTTATAATATTGTTTGTATTTTTTTTGTATATTATGAATAATGTATATGATAATCAATTTTATAAAATATTCATTTTTCTATCCTGCTCATTAAACATTCAATATATAAACGTTTCCAACCATCAATACATCTGTTATTCCGATACAACCTGCTAATTCCAAATTACGAACTTTTCTGAACGTGACATAGCTAGATTACTATATTCAAATAAATAATAAATTCACTATGTTATCATAATAAATATTACAAATTGGATTAGAGATAGCTCGATATTAAATATAACGTCAATGTCTGGAATATACCATAAAATGTTTGTAAATTATTCATTCGACACACCTGAAAAAATCGATTTATTAAATAAATATATGTATGTAAAGGCGAAACCTATAATCGTATCGGATACAAAAGCATTCGCAGTAGAATCTAAACCCGTGGTTCAATCTGAAAAAAATGATATCTATTACCCAGAAAAGAAGGATATGTTATTTTGGTGTCTTTATATTGCTAAAAATGGAATGCAATCATATAATACTATATCTCATGGATATAGCAACATTGAAATGGAAGAGAAACATAAAATAATGGAGTTTATAAAAAGTCAACCAAACCGATTAAAAAATACAAATGTGAAAATAACAAATATAGCAGCACAAGAAATAATGTCAGATATTGTTACAAATGTATCATTGAGTATCTCTACTCTAGTAGCAATGTCTGTATTTTACAACGCTAGAATTATATTGACTAAGAATAATAAGTTTTATATCAATATATGTCCAATTGAAGAATATGAAAACACATTTATTTTTCATAAGAATTCAAATGGAGATTATGGTGTTGATATTTGCACAACAGAATTAAAAATTCAGCAAATTGAGGCAAATCAACTATGTTTACATAGATTCGATAAACCATTAGATGCTATATCTAATTTTTCAGTTGAGGAATTAAAAAAATTGTCTATCAAACTAGGCGTAGACCATAGCATTAAATATAAAAAGAATGAACTATATCAAGAAGCAACACGACGATGTTTATGGTAAAATTGATTAGATAAACAATATTAAAATAATATGTAAAAATACTATATATGGAAAAGGAAGCGAAAGCCACAAAATCGGATGGCAATCGCCGTTTAGAATTGCTAGTCGATCATTATTTAGAGAGTAATCCATTTAGCGGTCGTCCCGACGGCAAGATAAATGAGGTTGAGATAAGATTTGGCACAGATGCAAGAAAGAATAAAATAACACAAATTGATTACGAAAATGTAGTGAAACGATTATACCAATGTGGATTCAAAACAGATAATCCCGATGGTATGCACTCACTGCGCGTATTTCATGAATATACAGACAAAGTATCGGGAAATTCTATAATGTCTAATATTCGCGGTGAAATCATCGGAATTGATTTAATACAGGAATATTGTAGAACCAATAGTATACAGAAAATACTGGATATGCCATCGTCGACTAATGATAAGGTTATATTCACACAAAAAACTCGACCTAAGACAGAGGACGGTGTTACTATTGAGGCTGCCGATTTCAGTGACTTTAATATCCGTATCGCATATCAATTAGAACAGATATTCACAGCTCGTTCCCCTATTATACGCGGAATCATACAAAAATGGAGTGACGCAAAGAAGACATTTCGTCATATGAACCGAGTTCGTTTCTACCATGATACTCTACCATTCTTCGCCGATATAAGTGTTGTGCGTAAATCAAAAACAACTAACAGGGGTATACCTATGAAATTTTATACTATCCAAGATGCAGGAGTCCTTACAAACCCAGAATCATATGAAATAGAAATGGAAGTAGATAATAGCAAAATCGGTATAGGAACAGAATATAATACTAATAAAAAACTAATTGATGTAGTTCGTCAAGGAATACGAATTGTTATGGGGGGTATCCAAGGAACTAATTATCCTATATCTTACGTAACAAAAAGTGAAATTCAAACAGAGTATATGCGACTTTTGTATGGGGATAAATACCAACCAGGTTGGGTTCTCCCCCAAAATTTCGTAGGACCGTCTTCAATGACATTGCAAATGCAAAATATAATGGAATTTGATGCAAACTCGAATTTACCTAATATACGTAAAAATTATACAGTAACTGATAAAGCAGATGGAGAACGAAAATTATTATTTATTAACAGTAAGGGACTTATCTATATGATTGATACAAATATGAATGTAATATTCACTGGTGCTAAAACTACAAACGCAGAGTTTTTCGAGAGTCTATTGGACGGTGAGCATATTAAAAATAACAAACATGGTGATGCAATTAACCTATATGCTGCATTTGATGTATATTATATTAACAAGAAAAGCACACGCGAATTTGCATTTTATAATAATAATGATATATCAGATGTAGAGGCTAACAAACAAAAATACCGTTTGAATTTACTTAAACAATTTGTAGAGCATTTGAAGTTTGCCAGCGCGTGTGATTTCACAGTTAAATGTAAAATATTCTATAGTGACACGGCGAATATTACGATATTCCAATCTTGTTCTACAATTCTTTCGGATATTAAGGATGGTATATATGAATATAATTCGGATGGACTAATATTTACACCCTGTAATACTGCAGTTGCGAGTGATAGAGTAGGGGTAGCAGGGAAGTTAACAAAACCTTTGTGGACGCATTCGTTTAAATGGAAACCTGCTGAATTTAATACTATTGATTTCCTAGTATCACTTAAGAAAGACAAGAATGGAAAGGACGAAATACATAATATATTCCAAGATGGTCAAAATGTACAGGATAATAAGAATATTATTCAGTATAAAACACTTACATTGAGATGCGGATTTGACGAGTTGGATCGCCGCCATGGATTTGTAAATCCATACGAAGATATCATTCAGAATAAAGTCATTGAATACGACACCACTAATAATCGCGACCGATATAAACCAGTTCCATTTCAGCCGACAAACCCAGTTGACACGAACGCGTCTTCTGCCAATATAATCTTAGTCGAAGATGGTGTTAAAGAATTGAATATGTTTACTGTCGAGGGTGAATACTTTGAAGAGGATACGATCGTCGAGTTTAGTTACGACACCTCAAAACCAAGTGGTTGGAGATGGACTCCATTGCGAGTTCGTTATGACAAGACAAGTGAATTAAAGAGTGGACTCAAGAATTATGGTAATGCATACCATGTGGCGAATAGCAATTGGCAATCTATACATAATCCAATCACCAAAGAAATGATAAGTAGTGGTTCGGGGATACCAGAATATATGGAGGAATCCAGTGAGGAAGGTAGCGGAGCGGCAAACGAAGGTATATATTATAACCGTATAGGGAATGAGACTAATCTAACAAGGGGTCTACGCGATTTCCACAATTTATACGTAAAAAATAAACTAATCACTAGTGTAGCAAATAGGAATGATACCCTAATAGACTATGCAGTGGGTAAAGCAGGTGATTTGAGTAAATGGAATAATGCGAATTTATCATTTGTATTTGGTATTGATATTTCATACGATAATATACACAATCGCTTAGATGGAGCGTGCGCCAGATATTTGCGCGACAGAGCAACCCGAAAGAATACACCCGCTGCATTGTTTGTGAACGGTGATAGTGGACTAAATATACGCAGTGGAGAGGCTTTTAAGACGCAAAAAGATAAAGAGATTATTCGCGCAGTGTTTGGTAATGGTCCGAAAGACGCGAAATTTCTAGGACAAGGTGTTTACAATCAATATGGTAAAGGTGCAAGAGGGTTTAATATTAGTTCATGTCAATTCGCACTCCATTATTTCTTGGAAAATAAAGCGAGTATGCACCGTTTCTTGCGAAATTTGACAGAATGTACTGCGGTAAATGGTTATTTCATAGGCACATGCTTTGATGGGAAAACAATATTCCAACTATTACGAGACAAGAATGAAGGTGAGTCGTTTACAATAATGGACGGAGATCGCAAAATGTTCGAACTCACTAAAATGTACTCACAAACTGGTTTCCCTAGTGATGAGTCTTGTCTCGGGTTTCCTATAAATGTATACCAAGAGACCATAGGAAAGACCTTCCGTGAATATCTAGTAAATTTTGAATATTTCACACAGATGATGGGTAATTATGGATTTGCACCAGCTGAAAGAATAAAAGGACTCCCTGACGGAACAGGGTTATTCGGCGAAATGTTCTCCGCTATGGAAACGGAAACACGTATGGACTCAAGAAAGATATCAGATTATAAGAATGCACATCTTATGACTAGCAATGAAAAACAGATTTCATTTATGAACCGATATTTCGTATTCCGAAAAACTCATAATGTGGATGCTGAAAAGATTTATAAAGCAGTAAATAACACAACCATTGAAGAAATGGAAATAGTTCCAGAACCAGAAAAACCCAAGGTGAAGAAAACAGGTAAAAAAGTTGTCATTATAGGAAAGCCTATTATTTACAAATCTAAATGATATAAACCGTTACCATAAAATATATATACTTTATGCTATATATATTATTACCAGTAGTAAATATTTCAATTATAAATAATTTAGAATGTATTACGTCAGATACAGTTCCAAAACCATTCATATCAAATTCATTATCTTTTTTTTTGTATAGCATTAAAAATCAAATCAGTAAATACGGCGATGAATGGGAAGAGTTCCGTAAATATACAAATCCATATGAATATATAAATAGTAATGTGCCTACTCGCTCCAAATGTGTATCAAAATATAAACCCTTATCTAGGTCTTATTTCAAACTATTGGAAATAATGTTTTTATTTGACTTATATACACCCAATAATGGTAGTGCATTCGAGAGCGCAAATGTAAAATTACAAAATGCAATACCGATTTCGAGTTTTCATTTAGCAGAAGGTCCAGGTGGTTTTATTGAAGCCATTGCGAATATCAGAAAAAATCCAAATGATAAATATATCGGAATGACAATATTAGACGACGCGAATGATTGGAACATACCTGCTTGGAAAAAGAGTGACTTATTTTTAAAGAACAATCCGAATGTTTTTATTGAAAATGGTGCTACTGGAACAGGTGATATTCTATGTATACAAAATTTCAAACATTGTATTGACAAATATGGATCGTCAATGGACTTGATTACAGCGGATGGTGGTTTTGATTTTTCAACTGGATTTAATTCACAAGAGATCAATATAATAAAACTTTTATACGGACAAATATGTTATGCATTATGTTTACAAAAACATAATGGAAATTTCATATTAAAAATATTTGATTGTTTCATGAACCATACAGTTGATTTGTTGTATATCCTTTCCTCGTTTTATCAAGATGTCTATATTACCAAACCAAACACAAGTCGATATGCGAATTCAGAAAAATATATTGTTTGTAAGAAGTTTATATTTACATCGAATGTGGGATTTGTAGCGAAATTAACTTCATGTTTCATCGACGTTTTGAATAGCAATACTCCAATTTACAGGTTTCTGAATTACCCGATTGCATCCCATTTTATAAATAAAATAGAAGAATTCAACGCTATATTCGGTCGCCAACAGATTGATAATATTCAACAAACTATATCACTTATAGATACTAAAAATAATCATGATAAAATAGAATCTTATATACGAAATAATATTCAAAAATGCACAAACTGGTGTATTACTCACAATATACCACATAATATATTGACACGCAATTCTTGGGAATAAAAAAAAGTTTA